TTCACTATGCAGGTATGGTGCATTGGAAGTTAAAGGAATCAGACACAGACTATTTTAGATATACAAGAACGCAGAGGGATATATTCTACTTTATGGACTTGTGTGTTAAAGACCCTAAGTGATTTAATTCATTTTTATGATTTTCATAGGTTAAATGGTGTGCCTGTATTTTCTTTTTACTGCCACATTTTTGACAAGTTTTTTTATCTCTTTTAAAAACCATTGCTCTTGCTTTTTTCCAGTAATCTGTTTTTAAAAATGCTAAATAAATTTCTTTTGCACTTTTCTTAACCACTTCTGATTTTGGCTTTTCTTCCATAAAGTCAGCCAATGTTATTTGTGAGATATTTTTTCTTTTATACTTTTTAGGTTTAACATAAGTTCCTCTTGATTTTTGAAAGGCTATCCAACTCTTTTTCTTAGGTTTCTTCATCTTCTATTAATTAAAATAAGGTATTGCGGGAAAAGAATGTATATTTATCTACCATACTATTGATATGTTATTGGTTAGTCTTTGATAAACTAAACTACCAACATAAAAGCACTTTGCAGTCAAAGAAGAATCGGATTTTAAATAACTACCAAATTCAGAGGCATGACATAAAACTTCATTTCTCCTTTCAATAGTTATCAATTTTTCTTTTTCTAAAACCTTTTCCATTTTTAGTGCTGACATTGGTGTTTTATATCCAAGTACTCTTTGTAGCCTCCTTGTAGAAACTGTATAATCGCTATCATTGAGTAAAGCTCTTGCGTGTTTGTGCTTTCTCGCTGGGCAATTATATTGTCTATAAAGTTGCTGTGCGTAATTTACTTTTAAAAATCTTATTGCTGCTGTCTTTAATACTTCTGCTTTGGTCGAAGCGTGAAATGACAGCTTATTTAATTCGTTACCGTACTTGTTAAATAGTTTTTGCTTCCCAATACACCTATAACCTGTTTGAGTAGGAATGAGCCAACCGATAGAAACCATCTTAGAAACCTGCTTTCTGAATGTTTGGTAGTTCTTTCCAAACTCATTAGCCATAGTCTTAATTTCTGATTTAAGAAAAAACCCACCTGCATCGTCAGTGTAGGTGGGCATTGTTTTTATTTTACCTTTTTTAGTCTTGAAAGAATAAGAACCGCTTTCAGTAACTTTTCTGTATTTGATTTTATTGAAAGTGCAATGTAGAGTAAGTAAGCCAGCCTTGTTGAGGTTAGCATAAAACTCTATTGTCTTTTCAATCTGTGTCATAAACAAAACAAAACCCAAAAACCTTATTGTTGGAACAGAGGTCTTTGGGTTATTGTATGTATTATCAAGCGCATTACACCTGCTTTCTACTGTTCCAACCACCAAAAAGGAGGAGTAATGCGTGACAAATGTAAAACAAATATTTAATTATACAAAATTATTTTAAAAATATTTTTACTCATTATTTCCATATATTCCAATTACGTTATTAAACATCTCTCTCATTTCAATAGCGTTTTCTGCTTTAAAGGTGTCAAAGTTCTTTACAAGGCTGCGAACTAATTTTAGTTTTTCAAATACTTCAACTGCTGTTACTTTTATATACTTGTATCTTATAGGCAGTTCTTCTACTAATGTTAAATAGCTTTCTCCATACCTTTCCTTTAGTCCAATAGTATATCCCTGCTTGTGCTTGTCAGAATATTGATTGCAGTCTGACTTAGCTGAGTGTAAATTATGCAGGTTGTATCTTATTGAGTGGTTGCTTCCCACACCGTTGAAATGAGCTGCATCAATCTGGTTTCCAAATGGCTTTCCGCAGTCAATGCATAAAGTATATCCAAACTTAGCGTCTATCATTCTTGAAAGCTTGTTGATTTCATTTTGAAGCAGTCCCTTGTATTTCTTTTCGTGAACGACTGGCAACAATTCTTGTTTCTTTTTATTCCAATCGCTTTTCTCTTTGTTTTCAATCTGCTTCTTTGCCTTGTCCATCTTCTTAGCAATCTCCTTCTGACCTGCCTCCGTTTCTCTAAGCCACCTTGCATAATGACTTTGACTGATGTGCTTCTCCATACCCTTAGGTACAAACATCTCGCCACAAGGACATAGACACTTCTTTGGCTTTCGTGGTTTAGGCTTTATTGTGGAGTTCATTCCGCAAATGTAAGGCGTTTATTTCTTTCTATCAATATAGTTTGCTATTTAGAATAAGTTTAAATAATTGAAATATATTTTGTAGTTCGGAAAATTGTTTTTATGTTTGCAGTCGCCAAAAACAAGTTACCTATGAATTTTAAAAATCATAACATTAAATAAATCCTTACAGAGGGCGATGTATCTTTCGTGCTTTCGGCACATCGGTTACTTTGTTTTGGCGACACGCCCTCTGTAAGGTATTTATACACATGGAAAAAATTACCTACGCTGAAAAGCTAAAAGACCCACGTTGGCAAAAGAAAAGATTAGAGATATTTCAACGTGACCAGTTCCGATGTATGGAATGTTTCTCTGATGAAAAATCACTACAAGTCCACCACATAGCATATAAAGGCAAAGAGCCTTGGGATACTCCGAATAAACTGCTTATTACATATTGTTACGAGTGCCACCAAAAAGAGGAAGATAAATTAAAAGCACTTGGTGAAAAATTTATTAAGATAATGAGAAACGATAGCGAGGATAGCAGAACTATTGATTATTTCATATCAAATATGCAATCTTTAATGGAAAAAAAGTTGCCACTTAGAGCAGCTTGGTTTTTATCGTTAGCTATAATAGATGAAAAACTGCTAAAATATATTTCTGATTATATAAATGAAAACATTGACTAATATGATACGACCATTTGTAAAAATTAGCGAACAAGACCTGCAAATTGCAGAGGATTTTTTTGAAAATGAAAAGCACTTTAATGAATTTTTAATTAATGTTTTTAAATACTATCGAGGCAGAAATATTCAAATAAAAACAAAAATCGTTCTAAAATATTTTAATTCATACAAGAAGACGATGGACTTTGTTATTGGTTCTGCCAAAAGCGGTAAAGAAGGCGGTTTGAAAAAGGCTGAAAATCAAACAGTTAACTCCGATACCCTACAAGGGGGGTACGAAAACCCTACAAGCACCCCTAAAGATACCCTTGTAGCTAATAAGAAAGTAATAAGTAATAATAAGAAAGTAATAAATAAAAACAATAAAGTTGTTTCTGAATTTGACAAGCAAATTCGCTCAGAGGGAAAACAGTTTTTTTTAAACTGCTATCAATCTAAAACAGGAAGTGAGTTTTATTGGGAGGTTAAAGATGCAGCTGCTTTAAACACGCTGCTTAAAAAAATAAGCGCAAAAGTCCACGAAAAGTTCCCACATCTTGAAAATGAATCGCCAGAGTTCGGGGAAAAACTATTAAGCGGATATCAAATAATCCTAACGAACATCAAGGACAAGTGGATTTTAGACAACTACTCATTGACGATTATAAACTCAAAATTTAATGAAATTTATTCACAAATAACAACAAAAACAAATGACACAAACAGCATTACAGACCTCATCAACTTTGCAGTTGGAACAAATTAATAAAATTTCATTTATTTCAAAGTCACTAAAAGTTTGTGTACTTGCAGACTCAAATTTTAGATACAGCGATGAAACATTAGCGTATTGGGCTACTGAAATCAACTCAGACTATCCAAACTTAGAGCAGGAAAGGCTAAAAGAAATTATAAAAAGCGGCTCAAAAGGAGTTTATGGAAAGTACTACAGCATAAACCTTTCAATCGTTTATGAGTGGATTAAAACTGCTACAAAGGCAAGCAAAATGGTTTACTGATGATAGTATTTGACAAGGACACCAAGATTGAGTATGACATTGACATCCAACACGCAGGTGAAAACTATATGCGCTGCCCTGTCTGCTCCGATGACAGAAAAAAGAGGCACTTAAAATGCTTCAGTTACAACACAGAAAAGCAGTCTGGCAAGTGCGCCCATTGCGATGTAGTACTAATCAAAAAAAATGAAGAATTTGTGAAACGTGAAATAAAGCAATATAAGACACCCATTTTTAAAAATGATACCCAACTATCAGACAAGGTGGTAAAGTGGTTTAGAGATAGGCAAATTAGCCAAAAAACGCTATTAGAATTAAAAGTTACAGAAGGATTTGAGTGGATGCCTCAAACACAAAAGGAAGAGAACACAATTCAGTTTAACTATTTTAGAGATGGAGAAATTGTAAACACCAAGTATCGTGATGCAAAGAAGAACTTCAAACTTTTCAAGGATGCAGAGTTGATATTTTACAACATTGATTGCCTAAAAGAAAACAATGAGGTGATAATAGTTGAGGGCGAGATGGATGCCTTATCTCTTTGGGAGTGTGGATTTAAAAATGTTATCAGCGTTCCCAATGGTGCTAACCTCAACAGAAACAATCTTGTCTACCTCGACAACTGCATTGATTTATTTTTAGCAGACACAAAGATAATCCTTGCACTCGACAACGATAAGGCTGGGAACAACCTTAGGGATGAGTTAGCAAGACGTTTTGGATTTGAGATGTGCAGCAAGGTGACTTTTAAAGACTGCAAGGACGCTAACGAGTGTTTGTTAACTTATGGGACTCAAGGAGTAGCTGAATGTATAAAGAACAGAGAAGAGTATCCATTGGAGGGAGTTTTTAGTGCCAAAGATATTGATGCTGAGATAGATGACTACTACTACAACGGACTTCCAAGTGGAGCAAAGCTAAATATACCGCAGTTAGATGAGAGGTTAGAATACCACTTAGGTTACTTGTCTGTAATAACAGGAATACCATCACACGGAAAGTCAGAGGTGTTAGACTTTATGCTTTGCAAGCTTTCTACATTGTCAGATTGGAAGTTTGCCTTGTATTCTCCTGAGAACTATCCGTTGCAACTGCACTTTAGTAAGATAGCAGAAAAGTTAATAGGCAAGCCATTTAGCGGAAGCGGAAAGATGAATGAAATGGAGCTGAGGTTGGCAAAGGAATTTTTTGACAATCATTTTTATTTTATAAAGCCAGAGAAGAATTTTGCTTTAGACAACATACTTGCATCTGTAAAGTCTTTGATAAGAAAGAAGGGTGTAAATGCTTTTATCATTGACGCTTGGAACAAGTTAGAGCATAACTACGACAACGAGTCGAGGTATATCTCAAAGGAATTAGACAAGATTACAATGTTTACAGAAACAAACCACGTCCATTGCTTTTTAGTGGCGCATCCAACAAAAATACAAAAGGACAAGGTAACTGGCAAGTTTGAAATACCAAACCTGTACTCAATAAATGGCTCTGCCAATTGGTACAACAAGGCTCATAACGGAATAACTGTTTACAGAGACTTTGAAACAAACAAGACTTACATATACTTCCAAAAGATTAAGTTTAAGCATTGGGGTTCAGTAGGACACGCAGAGATGATTTGGAATGGAAGGAATGGAAGATACCACTCGCTAACGTCTGATGACTCAAATTGGCTACTAAAGGAGCAGCCACAACAAACAATGCCACTTGAACCAACCATCAAGCCAAACCAAGACTTTGACAGACCAAGCATTCAAGTCAACAATGGAGGTTTTGTACCAAGAGAGATGACCGAAGACGAGCTGTTTTAAT